TATCTTAATTTTTCTACTAGTTCGTCTGCATCTGTAAGAATGTCTTTCTTAAGATTATCTGTTACTTTCAAATCGTCTAGAGTAACTCCGTTTATTAGAATATCTTCGACTACTACATAGTTCTCGAATCCGTTTTCTACTCTTATAGTTCCAGAATCTAAAGTAACTTCTAAATCTATAAAGTCTAAAGGATTTCCACAGTCTGCCATTAGCATAATCTCTCCTCTGCTTAGTGTAGGGTATACGTTACACATCTCAATAGATTCTACTGTATGTAATTCTATACCATCTTTGTCTTTAATAGACGTTATGTAAAGCTCTGCTACTTCTTCATCTATGAAGTTGTAAACAGGTTTACCATGTTTTGTAAGTGTGAATGTTTTCATATTGTTTTTTTCTGTAAATCTAAGCATACTGTTTACAACTCACAAGTTTATTAACATTTATTTTACACTTATTTACAAATTAGTTTATAACTCTTTGATTTACAAGCACAAAAAAACCCCACTAAATTAATAGTGAGGCTTAATTAAGTGGTTATTGTTTAATATAAGTGAGTAATTCTAGCTACTTGCCCGTGTTCTTTGGAATGTATAAACGCTTCTACTGCTTCCATAGACTTATAACCTTTAGTAGCGTGCCAAGAATCGGCTGGAGATGGCGAACGTAATGTCTCAATACTGCACGAAATTAAGTCCTTCGAGGATTTGTGGTGAACGTGATGTGTGTAAAAGTATCTATACTCACTATCTCCCCAAAGTTCTTTTGCTTCAATAGACATAAGCTGTCCTAAATCGTTTTGCTTTGCTCCATCTCCATGAGTAGTTCCTATTAATGAGTTACCATAAGTAGAGTATTTACGATGAGCTATAGAACAGTTAAAAGTAACATTCTTACTCTTGTTAAAGTGAGCTTCTATAGTTTGTGCTAAGAAAAAACCACTTTGATAATCATGGTTACTTGGATTGAAAACCATTTCAACATCTGCTACTTGCATAAGCATTTCTATAACGTCTACATAAAGTTGTTTAGCTGTTAAGAAATTATCGTACCATGTACCATCTTGCTCTACTTGTGTACCTTTTGTAGTTTTGTTAGGTGTATCTGTGTGTAGAATATCGTTACCAGCTACGAAGATAATCTTATCAATGTTAAATCCGTTAGACTTATCTAGTAAACCTCTTACACCTTCTAATACTCTCTTAACTGCAATGTTTTGGTTATAGTCTGTACCTGTTTCGTAAGCAGTACATAACTTACCTATATGTATATCTGCTGGGTCTACTATAAGTAAGTGAGCATCTTTAGACTTCTTACGTTTAATCTTTGGGTACTTAGGAGCATAGCTTTTAATATCTGCTATTATGTTCTTTGTCATAGACTCAAACGCTGTAGATTCTCCTGTTTTAAAACTTGGATTCTTAGCGAATAAAGAACTCTCTTTAGACTTAAACCAACCATGCTTTACGCTTTGAGGGTCTAGACCTTGCTCACTAGCTTCGTTAAAGAATCTTCTGTAATTGTTAACTATCTCTAGCTCATCTGCTTTTAGTCTAGGTCTTGCTGCAGTTTCACAGATTAACTGCCTCTTCTCATTACTGTTTTTCATAAAATATATTTATTAATTTCTCCAAATATATTAAAACAATTTAATAAACCTAGTTAAAAACCCAATTAAAACACCTATAAGAATAAAAATATACCATTTACTCCCCTTGTTTTCCTGTCTTGTTTGTACGTTTTTAGTGCGTTTGTTAAGTCTTGCTAAAAGCTTATCTAACTTCAAACTATTTTTTTCAATTAGCTTGTTTTCTTTGTATTTAAGTCTTTTATCCTGTCTAGTTTCTGGAGCTGTTAAGTATTTATACTCAAATTCTACGATAGTATCTGTTACTTTCTCAAACACTTTGTATCTGATAGTATCGTTTACAATATAAGGTATAGAATCTAAGGTTGTAATTTGTACAGTATCTCTCACTACTTGCGTATTAAGTATAGTAGGCTCTTTCTTAATAGCTTTATTTAAGTGGTAAGTACTTGAACAACTAGTTAAAACTAGAAGTAACGGTATTAATTTATACATTGTATTTATGTTTTAAACTTTGTAACTTGGACAGGCTTTACTTGAAAACTCATTATGTCCATGAACTGTAAGTCCTTTGTGAATATTCTTAAAAAGAGATACTAATAGATTAATGCTTTCTTTCTGTGCGTCTGTTCTAGTATCTTTAGGAGTCTTACCATCTTTCTCTACTCCACCGATATAACAAATACCAATACTACCTGTATTTTGCCCTCTTACATGACTTCCTATCTTGTTTAAATCTCTACCGTATTCTATAGTACCATCAATAAGAATAACAAAATGATAGCCTATGCCATTCCAACCTCTAGCTCTATGCCATCTATCTATTACTTTAGCATTTATGTTATCTTGCCCTTCTCTAGTAGCAGAGCAATGTATAATAACTTTGTCTATGTTTCTCATCTTATTTATTTTTAATCTTTTGCCAAGCTGTAATACCTAATACACCAACTACAAACGATAACAACTCTGCTATAACCAAAACTACGTTATCTTTGTTTGTAAATCCAACTACTGCATAAGTCGCTAAACATAAAACAGTATACAAAGCTAAAAACCTTTTTGAACTCTCTTTGGAATTACTCTCTATAAGAGCTTTTAAATATTGAACTATCTTAGACATTAAGAATTAGTTTTAAAGTTAACACAGGTGCTAAAATGTACCTTAATAGCGACTACGTCTTTCTGTATAACTTCTAATAAGTGTAAAAATCTTTCTTCGTTCTTTTCAGCTTCTCTTTTAGCTTCAACTATTTCACGTTGTAAAGTAGCTATCTTCTCATCTTGGCGCACTATCAAACTATTCATTTTGAAGTGAAGTCCTAAGACAGTAATAATGACAGGAAAGACTGCTAGTAATAAGTCGGTTATATTTAGATACATTTGCAAAATAGTTATAATTCTATTGTAGCTGTATAGCCTAGTTCTTCAAAGGCTATTTTTGCGTAACTGTGTGCTGTTTCAACACTTTGCTTTTCAGTATCTAGTACTTCTACTTTTATATTACCCTGTGGTACGTCTGTAAAAACTCTACCACCTTCTTTAAAAGCTAGTTTACTTGCGTATGTAGACATACTAATTTCTAACGTTACACCATCTGCTCTAGAAGATGTTTCTAATCTAACATAAACACTAGGTAAAGTTACATTTGTACCCTTTATTAGTATTGCTTTATTCTCTGTACTTGTTACAACTAAACCCATTATTTTTTTATTTTTATTATTAAGATACTATTGCTCTATCTTGTACTCTTCTCCAATTTGTTCCATCTGAGAAAGCTTGTGTGTATCCTCCTGTTTCATCTGATACCATAATCATTCCAGCTTGATATGTAGATGCTGTTGGTAAAGTAGCTACTGTATACTCTCCTACAACAACTACACCTTGTAAGTGTGTACTAACTGTTGAACTGTTACCTATTGTAGTTGTATTTGAGCCGTTACCTACAGTTGAATCACCTATAACAATCTGATTAGTTTGACTATTCGCTAAAGGGAAAGCGTCCTGCCCTATAAATATACTAGTACTACAAGTAGTGTTATTTGTTACACCACCAGAGATATAACGCCCAGCAGCAGACCCTACAGCTACATTACCACCTCCAGCCGAAACTGAAAATAATGTAGTATGTCCTATAGCTACATTATTATCTCCTGTATTTATACCATTCAAAGCGTAACTACCTAGTCCCACATTCTTTATACCTGTTGTTAGTGAGGTTAACGAGTTAAACCCTACACCTGTATTATTTATTCCTGTTGTAGTAGTTTTAAATACCTCTTCTCCAAAACCAGTGTTTGATGATTTACCACCTCTACCATTAGAAAAAACTTGACCATCCCCTAATACCGAGAATATATCTTGTGTGTCTACAGAGTTTCTAACATTTAAAGCTACATCTGTAGATAAAGCGCCGTCTGCGTGTATATCTACTTTAGCTAAAGGAAGTACTGTTCCTACTCCTACTCTATCTGTTGATGCATCAGCAAATAATAGGTTTGCATCTGTATCTCCCTCTACTCTGAAATCAAAACTACCACCAGCCTCATTAATTATAGTTTCTGTTGGTTTTACACTTACCCTCTCCATAGCATTCTCAAACAGAGTTAAACCTGTGCTTCTTACGTCTACAGCAGTATTCCCAAAAGATAAGCCTGCTACTGATGTAGTTAAGCCTATATTAGCTTGCAATAATGCAGCACCATCAGTAGATAAAATTAGATTATTACTATTTGTATTATGTATTCTAGCTCCTGTTAAAGTTAAATCTGCTGTAGCGAAGTTATCTACACTTCCAAGCTCACTTACTGCTACTTGCTTTGTAACACCAGTTTGAACTATCACAGCTAACTCAGTCCCAACTAGGGGAGTAGTTGCTGCTGCTAAGTCACTTATTTTTGAATCTGCCATTATTTCTTAGTACTTAAAAATGTTAGTAATTTGATTACGTTAACTTGTTTTGGTTTGTATGTTTTCTTCATTACAGCTCTAAGTTTTTGTAATCTAGTCTATCTCTATCAATATTGTTATCTAGCATCCAACCGTTAAAAACAGTATTTCTATCTGGAATAACATCTGCTCCACTATTAGAAGAATACTCTGGAAAATCTGCTGTGTTATTACAAAGGTAGTCTACTAATCTAGTTGCGTAATGCTCAGCAATATCTCTCTCTTTCTCAATTAAAAAGTCTATCTCTAGCTTCTCTGCATTTTGGCTATTCTCTGAATTGTGCTTATAGATACCTTTGTTAGAAATACTGTAAGCTGCGAATGGTAAGTATTCTACCATAGAATAGTGTATAAGAGTCTGCTTAATATAGTCAGTATTTAAAGCTAAGTATACACCACTCAAAGTAGCGTTAGTTATCTCTAGTTGTATCTTCTCTAAAAGGTCACTTCCTAAGAGGTTTTGCAAATGAATATCCTGTGCTATAGAAACAAATTGTATAAACTTATCTATATCTACACCACCATTCATAGCAGTATATTTAGGTATATCTTGTGTCGTTATTAATAGTGCTTTTGCCATTATCTTGCGTCTTGTGGTCTGTTAGTATTATTAGGAGAAAAGCCTTTGTACTTCATATCGTTAGGCTTCATTGCAACCTCTTTAGAGTTTACAGGATTGTAACCAAACTTTCTAGCTTTACCTGTGCTTATTGTATTAGCGTTAGGACTCTTTACATCTACAGTTCTAGAAGTACTTACAAAAGTTAACCTTTGCCACTTATGATGACATCTTGCACCACCTTTGAACTTGAATATATCGTAAGTATCTGCACCCTTCTCTCCAAATCCAGCATTTACTATACTTGCACTCATTTGAGCTAAATCTTCTTTTCTGTAAATCTTATCTGTTCTCATCATTGCACGGCAAAAGTCTCTTTCTGGATTTGCATTGCCTACGTACTTATAACGTACCTTAAAAAAGAAACCATCTACTTCTTTATCTTGTGAGCTTTTAGAGTTACCTCTAGCAGTTCCTGTAGATACAAAGTTAAGTATCTTAGATAGTGTTGTAGGCTTCTCTTTAGCTTCTACTTCCCACTCTTTAACTTGGCTATCTAATTCAGTTTCGCTATCATAGTCAACTTCTCTACTGTCTATTAGCTCCCACTCATCACTCTCACTTTCTCCATACTGTGAAATAACTTTATCAATGTCACTAGATAGACTTAATTTAGCTTCTTCTTTCTCTTGCATCTTCTCCTCTATAGAATCTAGTAAGTTAAGACGTTTGAAGTATAACTTAAGACTAGCTCCATTGAACGCTAAGAACTCTCCTAACGCTTCTAATATAGCTTCTTGGAATGGTACTATAGATTGATTATAAAAGACCTTTGTAGCCATCTCTATCTCATCTGCATTAGAACTAAAACCACTATTCTCTGTAGTTATTCCTACAATCATTGGAGAAACAACACCATGAGCGTTAAGTAACTTAGATTGTGCTTCTGTAGCTAAATAAGAGTAATGCTCTGGAGCATCTGTTAAAGCAATGTCATCTATTGTAGTAGCCATTTCTTTATTCTCATTAAAGGCTATAATAACCTTATCTCCTTTAGCACCTTGTAATCTTTGTCTTACACTCTTCTCTATGATTTGTCTAGTTTCTGGAGTACCTACACCGTTATTAAAGTTTATAACCTTTTGACCGCTAAAAGACTGCTGTACATCAGTTACTAAGAAATCTGCTATCTCTTCTTCTAATATTGCATACTTAATAGCACCTAAATAATCCGGCTCACTATAGTATTTCATATCTACACTATCAAACTTTAAGCAGAAAATCTCTATGTTATCTTTAGAAGTACCATAAGCTGAATATCTAACAGGCTCATTTCTTCTAATGTCACTCCAATCGTTAGAGAAGTAAAAAGAATCAATTTCTCCTTTATCGTTACACTTACCTACTCTTACCAAATTAGTATTTATGTAATCTACTTTAAGAATCTTAGTGTGGTTTTTATTATAAGATACTTGAAAATATCCAGCACCTAACATCTTAAA